CCTTTAAAGTCAGGGTGAGTGTCTTTTTCTTTTTTGTCGTTGGGCCAAATTTGGCCTCGGTTTGTGTTGTCATATCCGCTCATGCGTTTATTCCTTTCAAAAGATTGAGTGCATAGTCCCGCGTCTCTATAATACTGTCGAGTGCGCCATCAAGACTGGTGATGTATTTCTGGTTGGGCAACAGGCTGGCGATGACCAGCGGACACTTTGGGCAGTAGAAGGTCAGGTCGCACCACTGGCGCTCTGCAATCATCATCGTACCCATCACCTGTGGAATATACTTGTCATCGATCTTTTGCTCGTTCTCCCACTTAATCAGAGCAGCCATGTAGTTCTCAGGCTTCAAGCACTTAATCTCGATGCAGCCCTTGTCACCAACCAAGCCATCAGGCGAACACCCCCTGCCTTTGTTATCAGTGATAAACCCAACCTGTGTCACGTCATTACCAGTGACCAGTTCATATTGCGCTCTGGCCTCGTCTTCAAGCTCTGCCCCGCGCTCCATCCAATCTGTCTGAAAGAAGTCGCCTGCCGTCTCGCCTGTAAAAATTTCATATGCCAGCTTTCCGGCAAACTTTGAAGACTGAGCAGAGACCTCACCCTTTTTTGGCGTCACGGCCTTATCAAACTCAGAGGCTGTCGGCACGCCCAAACGAAGGGCAAACCATTCGTCTGAGCGCTGTTCAACATCATGTATCTGCATCTGTCTTCTCCTCCGCTTTTTCCTTTTTCATACGCTCGGTCTGGTCGAGCTTGTTCATGGCATCTGGGAACTTCGCCATAGGCAGGTCGGCAATGTCTTTGATGCCGTATGCCTTGAAAAACTTCTCTTGGTTGGCCCCCACCTCTTCAATGCGGTTTTCAAGCACGACGACGAGAGACTCGCTGATTGTCTTTGTTGCCTCTTGGGTATCTTCCTCAAGGTGGCGATCCTCTTCTGCGCTGATGCAGGCAAGAGACGACAGAGCCGTGCGTCGTGCTGAGGTAACAGCAGCCATCCACTTAATAGCGTTGGTGCCGTCGTTACAGATCGGTGTGTGGAATGAATACGTACCACCTGACCCATGCGCTGCCACTGTCTCTAGGACGTTCTGTCCGTTCGCCTTAATGATAGGCGCTTGCATGATTGAAATGCCATGCTTGGTGAACGTCGGGATGACAGCGTCTCGAATAGACTGAAGATCGGCAAACTTTGATTTGAAATGCGGGTTGACCTGATTAAGTTTAGCATTTCCGACCTCGGACTGAGCTTTCCCCATGGCAGCGTACAGTGATTTCATGGCGGCAAATTGTTCTTTAGCGTGGTCAAATTCTGACATTCTTATTCTCCTCTAGTTTGATCTAAGTGCTGCGGCGATGTCGGCAGGCACATTTTCTGCCACATGATATTGGTGGACGTATGACTTGCCTTCGCGAACATGGCCTTCGTGTGTGCCAGTTTTGGTCAACACTTCGCGGATATCCGCCAACCTGTAAGGTCGCGTATATGGCGATGTGCGGTCTTGAAAACAGATAGCTGGCTCACCACAAATAAGCCAGTCGTCACGCATTTCTACATCGACGATGATGATGCGTGGTGATTTGCGAAGTGCATTTTTAATAGCTGCGTTCATGTGATTTCTCCGTTTTTGATAGGGGTGCCGGGAGCCGAAGCCCCCGGCTTAGTTTTGTTATTGCCACTCGCCCATGCTGCAAATTTCACCGTCAGCGTTCATTGGGAAAGAATCATAATAAACTTGACCGCCACGAACATCTGCGCCGTCTGATTCCATTAGGTTCTTTTTTACCAAAGAACCCATAACGCCTCGAACCGTCTTAACATCCAGCTTCGTTTCTGCTGCAAGGTCTTTCGCATCAACTGAGTATTCTCCAGCAAGGCAAAGCTTAACGGCGGCGTCGTAAATTGTTTTTTCTAAGTTGGTCATGTGATTAACTCCGTTTGCGTTGTTGCGGTTGGCAGGGCGCTTACTGCGCCGCTGTTTCTTCTAAGAAAGCCTCGACCGCATACATGGCGTCAGCTTTTGTGGTAAAGTGGCTATCACTGTACGAGGCTTCCCATCCAGCACTATCGCCGCATTTCGTAATAAAGATTTCACCGCCGAAAGCTTCAACATCGTGTCGGTTGTCAATCACCTGATACAAGCCGGGGAAGAGGCGTTTGGTTTTAAATTTGATGTCCATCTGTCGTCTCCGTTTGTGTTGTTGATGACGTAATGTACCAAAGGCTAAAGGTATGGTCAAACAAAAAATGTACCTTGAATGTATTTTATTTCTATGACTATATCGGTCACATGAAAAATGAACCTTGGCACCCTCATGGCAAAGCCATCGAGAAGGTCGGGTCAACGTTGGCGGTTGCGGCGTTGCTCGGCGTCATCCCACAATACGTTTCCAAGTGGAAGCGGCGTGGCATTCCAGACAAGCGGATCAAAGACTTTGTGAAAGCAGCAAAGCGGGTCGGCACCACATTTACTGTCGAGGAGCTTCTCGATGCGAAGAAGGAAGTACGGCAATAAGAAGATCACGATCAACGGCATCACGTTTGATAGTCTAAAGGAGGGCAAGAGGTATCGAGAGTTAAAGTTGCTGGAGCGTGGTGGTGTGATCTCCAACCTAGAGTTACAGCCCCGATTCGACATCACAATCGACGGCACATATGTTGCCCACTACAAGGCCGACTTTAGATATATCGATCTGGAGAAGCAGAAAACTGTCGTCGAGGATGTCAAAGGGGTGAGGACGCCTGTGTATCGACTGAAGAAAAAACTGGTCGAGGCTCTCTATCGTGGGACTATTATTGAGGAAATATAAAAACCCCCGGCACTAAAGCCGGGGGAAGGTTAGGGAGGTTCTCTTCGAAAGGTAGAAATCGAGTGTGATGCCCGATGTTGTAGTGTTGCTAAAAGAATGTTTGAACGCAACAGAAAATTTTGATATGTCTTTCTGGCGGCGAAAAAAGCATCGACTGATCCTCGATGTCGGCTTTCTCCTCTGGCTCTAGCCCGTCGCCTTTTTTAACAGCCCTGTGCGTGGGTGAGCCAGAGAGTAGAGCCAGAGGAAAAAATGCCACAGACAAATTTTAAAGATACGCTCAACTATTCCGCACGTCGCTACATTCGCGGCGTCGTTAAAAATTCCGACACCCTGACCAGTAAGCAAAAAGACATCACAACCTATTTGCTGAACTTATGGTTCCGTCATTACAACGGGCCAAAGGGTTATATTCATCCAAGCAAAAATCTGATCTGCAAGAAAGTTGGCTGCTCAAAGATAACCGCACAGCATTGCTTGCGGTTGTTGCGTGATGGCGGGGCTATAATCTCGGTCGGTCATGCATCACGATCTGGCAAGAGGGCCACGCGCTATTCAATGGACGTTATGGCGCTGATGCGGGTTTGTGGAATTGAACCTCTCAAGCATATCGATGCTGACTTAATTCCGGTGTTCCAATCCTTTTCAAAAGTCAAAAACTATCTTTCAGCTACCCACAAAATGATACACCAAATTAACCCTCAGATCGGGTTAGAAATTAACCCCTGTATAAGTAACGCAGAACACCGCCTTAACCAGAACTCTACCAAGGTGGTAAAACTATTTTCTAATGGTGATCACTCATGAACGCCTTAACCAAGCATCAGAAAGTTTTAAGACGTTACCAAGTGGAAGCGATTAACTTATTACGTCAATCATTTGGATCAGGCTATAAACGCACTGTGATCCAGTTGCCGACAGGTGCGGGTAAAACCGTGATAGCATCCACTATCGCAGCAGCGGCCGTAGCGAAGGGTAACCAACTAATTTTCACAGCACCCGCGATTGTTCTGATTGACCAGACCATCAGGGCTTTCGAGGATGAAAACATCTTCGACATCGGGGCCATGCAGGCAAAGCACCCTCGGACCAATCCCATGGCAAAGGTCCAGATCGCATCTGTGCAGACATTGGCTAATCGTGAAATACCAGAGGCATCGATGATCATCGTGGACGAGTGCCATCTGGGGTTTAAGGTCATCGAAGACCTGATGGACGAGCGACCTGATGTTTTCTTTGTCGGCCTGAGTGCGACCCCGTGGGCTAAAGGCATGGGACTGCGCTGGCAGAATTTAATCATCCCGGTCACGATTCACGACCTAATCGGTCAGGGGTTCCTGTCTGAGTTTCGCGCATACGCGCCAAGCGTCCCCGACTTGAGCAAGGTCAAGAAAGTTGCTGGTGACTTCCACGAGGGTCAGCTTGAAGAGATCATGAAGGAAAAGAAGCTGGTTGGTGATGTGGTCTCGACTTGGCTGGCAAAGGGTGAGAACAGACCGACCCTGTGCTTCGGTGTGAACCGCGCACACGCGAACGAGATGTGGTCAGCGTTCGAGGCCCATGGGATAGCGGCTGCGTACTGTGATGCCTACACAGACAGTGCTGAGATGAAGTTGATCGAGGAGCGATTCAGAAGCGGCGAGATAAAAATCGTCTGCTCTGTACGCAAGATTACGACGGGCGTCGATTGGCCTGTTGGCTGTATCATCGATGCGGCACCGACCATGAGCGAGATGCTACACGTCCAGAAGATAGGTCGAGGTTTGAGAGTTAACCCC